ATTGAAGGAGACAAAGCAGATGACACTAGAGAGGCAAGGGAGAAGAAGAAAAGAAGCATGGCAGAGAATCTCATGGAGGGTGGTAAAGGTGGATTTAAAAAAGTTACAGGTGCAGTTGGAAAACTTTTAAAACCAGCAGAGGGAATCTTCAAAAAGATATTTGATTTCTTAAAACTATTTGTGCTTGGATCAGGATTAATGATGCTTCTTGATTGGATGGGTAATTCCGATAATGCGAAGAAGATACAATCTTTAATTAGATTTTTAAAAGATTTTTGGCCTATTATTGCTGCTGCAGTTATAGCATTTTTCCCTGGCCTTAATGCAGTCGTTGCTGCAATTGCACTAACAACTCAATTCCTTCCAAAGATAATTAATCTAGTCAAATCAATACTTGGCCTCGGTAAAGATGTAGACAAAGAATTTGCGAAGAATGAAAAAGATGTATTGGGTGGTGATGATGTTACGAAGGACGTAGATATAGAAAAGAGTGAGGAAAACACACCACCGCCACCACCAGAGCAACAACAACAAGATAAACCAGAGGAGATGAATAAAGGTGGTGAGGTTCCAGGCTCAGGTGACACCGACACTGTTCCCGCCATGTTAACACCTGGTGAGTTCGTGTTAACTAAGGAGGCAGTGAAACAATATGGTGTTGATTCACTATACGCCATGAACGCTGCTGCTGGTGGAGTTGGTAAATCAAATGATGTTCCAAGAGGGCCAAATGGTAAACCCATGAATGGTAAACCTGCAAAGAAAAAATCTAAACCTAAGATGAAAACTTCAACTGTAGGAACTATGATGAACATGGGTGGTTTCGTTGATAACTTTGCGATGGGTGACTATTATGAAACTTTTGGTAATGTCTATATGAATAGTGGAGGAGTGGTTCAAAGAGGAGATGTTCAACATATGTTCTTAGGTGGCATGGTTAAAAAAGCAGGAAACGTTTTATCAAAAACACCACAAGCTCGTCTTCTAAGATTTGCAGTAAATCAAGTTAAAAAATTACCAGTTCCACCACCAGCAGCAAGAGCATTAAAGGCTCTCAAAAAACTTGGTGGTGTTCCTTCTGCTCCAACTCAAGGTGGAGGAGCAACTTCTGGTTCTGGTAATGGTGGCATACCTACTTTTAGTGTTAGAGCACCAGGCGGTAGGGCAAAAGAATTAACATTGGGGATAAGAAGATAAGATATGGCATTAGGATCGATAGTTAAATCAGCAGCAGGATCTCTTGTTAAACAACAAGGTAAAAAAATTGCTACAGATAAATTGATGGGAAGAAAACCAAAGGCACTTCCTGCTGCTGGTCAAACAGGTGCAAGTAAAAAAGACACTGCTATGAATATGGTTAGTAGCATGGCATCTAAATCTCCTATGCAGGAGCCAGAGATTCCAGCATCAAAACAAACTATTAATGTTTCTGCACAGACTGTTGGTAGTGATGTTGGATCTGGTGGTGGAGGATCAGCGATTGTAAAACAGGTTCAAGATATAAGTGTTGTTGTAGCAACAATTGCTGATAGTATGAAAGGTAATCTTGTATTGAAAGAGAAAGCACAAAGTAAAGCAAGAAAGGCAGCAGAGAGAGATAAACGTGCAGCACAAGAAGCTGAAACAGAAAAACCAAAGAAACCACAGAAAGAGGATGATGGTGGTGGTGGTGGATTTAAAATTCCTAAAATTGGATTTCTTAGTGGTATATTTGGATTCATAACTAAATTTATTTTTGGTATAGCGATATTAAAATTGATTGATCTTGCAGATAGTCCTCTAGTGAAAGGTCTAATCTCTGGTATCAAAGCAGCTGGTAAAGTTCTTAACTTTTTGTTTGGCCCTCCACTTGCTGGTGCTGGATTATTATTACAAGGTCTGATTAGTTTTGTTGATCTTGCATATACTATTACTGATGGTGCAGAAAAAATAGTTAAGAATATTTTTGGTGAAGAAGGTGCAGAGAAGTTCAGAACCTTCATGGAGAACTTTAAAACTCTAATAAATTCATTTGTAATATTTAAAATACTTAAAGCGAAATTTGCAGAGAGAATAGTAAGGAACATAAAAAATGTTTTTAAATTTATTAAGAATTTTGCAAGAAGAGCAATAGCAAACATAGGAAGATTTCTAGGGCCTGGTGCGAGGAAAGGTATAAAGGGATTTTTTAAAGCAGGAAAAGGATTATTAAGTAAGGGTGCATCAAAGATCGGTGGATTTGCTTCTAAGATATTTGGTAAGGCAGCAAAGTTTGTTGCACCTGCATTGAAGGGAGCACTACCAGCAGTAAAAGGATTTGCTGGTCGTATACCAATATTGGGGCCAGTGATAGTTGGTATCGTTTCTTTGATGTCTGGTGAACCAGCAGCACAAGCACTGTTCAAAGCCGCAGGTGCTGCATTAGGTGGTGCACTTGGAACATTCATACCTATACCTATTCTTGGAACATTGATAGGAGAAACTATTGGTGTGTTTGTTGGTGATTTGTTATATGAATTAATAATGGGTGGTGGTATAGATGCAGTTGGGCAGAAACTAAAAGATACTTTCTCTACTATTTTTAAGGGTGGTAAATTTGTATTTGATTTTGTTAAGAATGGATTTGTTAATTTTATTAATAATTTCAAGGAACAATATATGGTTAAATTACCTAAAGTTCTTGGAGTTCAAGTCAAGTTACCAGGTATAGGAGATACAATACCTAATCTTCTTCAACTATATAATCCACTTGCGATGGTTCCTCTTCTTGTTAAGTCATTCTTTGGTGGGGAGAAAGAAGGTGATAAAATTAAAGATGATAGTGGTGGTGGTAACGAAACATCTGATGTTAAAGTATCCAAAGAGCAGGATAATAAGAATGGAAAAAATGCTGAAAATGTAGCAGCAGAGACCACCTATGAAAGTGGCGAAGGCAATGCTGCGATCATACCTATTCCAACTCAATCTGGAGGTAATCAAGTAGCAGTAGGTAAAGGGGGCAAAGGAATAGGTAAAATTACGAAAGTGTTTATAGACGATACTGAACTTTCATTATACGGAGGAACATAATATGACTAACGATTCAAGAAGATCATCACCAGCAACAATATCTAAAGCTAATGCAATTTCTAACTCAGATTCAAGTAAAGTTGCTAGTTTAGTTAATGGTATACTTAATTTAACTTACCATGAAAGCATATTACAAGATAGTATTAAAGCTTATGTTGTCTTTAGTGATGTTGGAAATGCCATTGATGGAAAGTCAGTGGTAGAGGGATTGCCTTTAATAGGAACAGAAGATTTCAAATTAGAATTTGAAGATAATAATGAGGAGAAAATAAAAGTAAACATGAATGTTAACACAGTTAAAGAGATATTTGAAGATGGAAGTAAAAATGTTATCAGTGTAGAATTGGTGTCTGAAGAATTTCTTCGTAATGAAATGGGGGATTCAAGATGTAGAGGTAGAGAGACTGGAGTTATATCAGATACCATTGAAAAAATAATAAAAGATAGATTGAAAAGTGAAAAAGAATTAGATATCGAACAAACAAAAAACAGATATAATTTTTTAGGTAATAATCGTAAACCTTTTTATATGTTAAATCTTTTATCTAAACAAAGTGTTCCAAATTTGGGCAGTGATAGAGATGCTTCAGCAGGATTTTTCTTTTTTGAAACTTCTAAAGGATATCATTTTAAATCAATTGAAGGATTATTCAAACAAAAACAAAAAAAATCATACGTTTTCAATAACAGCACTGATTTACAAGGTATTCCTTCTGGCTATGATGGTAAAATATTAGAACATCAATCAGATACCTCAATCGATGTCCAATCAAAAATGAATATGGGAACATATAAAAGTAAGATAGTTTTATTTGATTCATATAATTGTAAGTATGAAGTCATAGAACAAACTGCAGAAGAGGTAAAAGAATCTGTTAATCTTGCTGGAAAGGATCTTCCTAAATTTAATGATAAATTTGATTCTGATAAAAATGATTTTACTAGAACAACTTTATACTTAGTTGATAGTGGAACTCTTCCTGGTGGTGATACTCAGGCACAAATAGCTGGAAACGATCAACCAAATTTTGAAGCGGTAAAAACTTTAAATCAATCTATTCGTAGATACAATCAATTTTTCTCTGGCATGATGACAATCACAATCGCTGGAGACTTTAGTTTACATGCAGGAGATTTAATTTTTGTTGATATATTTTCTGTTCAAGCAGAGAAGGATGATACGTTGAACAGGGAGAGTGGTGGTCTATATATTATAGCTGACTTATGCCACTATATTGATTCTGAAGGAACTTATACTAAGTTAAATTTAGCAAGAGATTCTTTCGGAAGAGAAGGTAATCACAGTAAGAGGTAACTATCATGGAACAAACTTACCACCCAAACATATCAGATGATGGAAAAGAACATGTCAATCACGACATGCATGTGTACACAAGACATGAGGATAAGACTTTAGAGATTTTCTGCGATAATCACCCTGATGCATTTGAGTGCAGAGTATACGACGATTAAAGTATGGAGTCGTCATTATTTAATCCTGGCTTTATGGGTGGCAATTTCTTTTGGTTTATAGGCCAAGTTGCTGACGATTCTACATGGAGAGAAAATCAAAAACCTGAGAAGTTTGAAACGATTGAGGAGATGCCAGCATGGGGATACAGATATAAAGTTAGAATTATTGGTACTCATGATCAAGAAGAAGATACGGTAAAGGCACAGGATCTTCCTTGGGCTCAAGTCATGTATCCTGTGACCTCTGGAACTGGTATTGGTGGATCATATCAAACACCAGCACTTAAACAAGGTATGTTTGTTTTTGGATTTTTTCTTGATGGAAAAGATCAACAAACTCCAATAATCATGGGTTGTCTTGGTAACAACGCAAAAACTAAACTAGAGAGAAAAACAGGAACTGAAGGTAGCGGTGGTAAAAACTTTACACCACAAAGTTTTCATTCTAAAAATCAAAATGAAGAACCAAATGAACAAAAAAAATTAAAAGATGCAGATTTTTCACCAAAGCAAGCAGGAAATGAGGCATATAGTTCACCATCAAATGCAAATGTATCAAAAGAAAGCTCAGATGCAAATAATTTATATGAAACAGCAGACGAAAAGAAAAAAAATGTATTAGAAGAAAAACACGCACTCGCTTGCCCTAATCCAGAAACACAATCAGAGATAAAAAATATACAAGTAGTCATAGAAACTTTGTCTGCTAAGATAGAAAGGTTTCAAAAATCATTACAAGATGCAGATGTTGCTGCTGGTTTACCCATTCTACAAAATAATAAAGATATAGACAAAGCAATTCAAAATGCATCAGAGGAGATGGGAAAATATATGAAGGTCACAATGAATAAACTTCAACAGTTTACAACAAAAGAATTTAATGAGAAACTCGCACCTATAGAAAATCTTTCTCCACCTTCAAATACGTTAGAATTATTAAGTAAAAAAGCAGAGGGATTAGAGAAGATTGCCTGTATGTTTAATGGTATGGCAGGACTTGCACTTGTTGGATTAATTGCTGCTGCGTTGAAGAAAGCATTTAATAGGAAGAAAAAATTATCAAATCAAGCGGCTGCTAATGCTGCTGTCTCTGAAGCAGGAGTTGTTAATTCAGATTTGGAAGCAGGAACTGTTGGAATAACTTCCTCTCAAACTATACCATCTGTTCCAACTCTAGATACATCTGGTTCTGAGAACGTTCCATCACCACCTTCTGAAGGATTTTATTCACCAACTCCCCTTTGTGATACAGAGGAGATAATTGGTGAAGTTTTAGGTGGAACAATTAATACTATTATGCAAGGATTTGATGATGCAATTGGCCCTGTGATTGATGAAGTTCAAAATTCTCTTGGTGGATCATCTACTGAAACTGGATCAGAAAATGTTGGAAAAATTGATAATGCTATAAATGAAAATAATGTTCTTGCTGCGTTATCTTCTGGTAGTTTAATTTTAAGTGTATCACAAACTCTAGCAGATAGATCTGGAGTAAATCCAAGTAATATAGGAACGACAAATCGTTTTTGGGCGGATGGAAATTATGGTCGTGGATTTATTTCATTTATTGATAGTGCTGATCAAAATAAACCAGAAAATCAAGCTTTAATTGCAGAAGCATTATCATTAATTAATGATAGATCAAATCCAAATGGGATAGCAGCAGGTCTATCTTTGGCCTCCAATATATTAAAAGTAGATGAAAGTATTTTATCAGGAATTGGAAATGCTTTCCAAGCAATTAGAATAGGTGACATACCAAACTTAATTTCTGCTGCTGGTGGTCTTGCAGCAGTTAATCCTAGAATTTTAAATGCTATCGCTGGTAGTGGTGGCACTGTCTCTGGTTCATTTAGTGGATTAGGTTTAGGTTCTTTAACTGGTATGAGTTTTGATATTACTTCTGCATTAGGATTTGTTAATTCAATAACCAAAATATTTGATTGTGATCCTGATCCAGAGTGTTCACCAAACGATAGTCACACCATGCAAAGTGGTGGTGGGTCATCTGATAAACCTAGCACTGCTAATGTTGCAAATTCAGCACAGACTACCTCAAATGTTTTAAGCGAAAGAAAATCTTATGGAACAAGCATTGAAAAGTTAAGTTCTAGTAAAGACGGTGTTACAGTTAAGAAAGTATTTACTAAACCACAAACAAGAAAAACTGATCTAACTAATCTAGTTGGATTTGTTAATGGGCAACCTTATTATGGCCCATTTCACGTTCACATAAGGGATAGTGGTGAAAAAGTTATCATGGTTGGTGCTGCACACACATCTCAGAAACATGCTGTCATATACGACACAGTGAATGAGAGTCTTGATAATCCCTTTGTAGAGGAGGATTAAATGCCAATAACACCAGCATCATTTAGTAATATTAAAGTAGGATATATCAGCGAGACTGAAGGATATGTTAGAGATGTATCAATCTCTGATGCAAATGCTTATGCTACATTAAATCCAGATACAGAATTTATATTCATAGATGGTGACGAGAAAGTTAGATTTTTGACAATTAGTGAGGTCAACGCACTAACTCCCAAAAATTTACTGAGATCTGATCCTTGTATAATTGGTGATCAACCGTGCGGCCCACCACGACTTAAATTTTTTGGCGGTGGTGGTGTTGGTGCGATTGCTAACCCAGTTGTAGATATTAATGGCAATTTGATTGCAGTTGATCTTGTGAGTGGTGGTTTTGGATATACATCACCACCACAGGTTCAAGTAATTGATCCATGTAATATTGGTAGTGGTGCTGTTCTTCAAACTGAGATAGAAGACGGAGTTGTTATAAAAGTAATTATTAGAGATAGTGGTCAAGGATATTTACCACCACCACAAACATCTCCCCAATATCCTGCTGTGATAGAACTTACAGGTGTGACTGTTACAAATCCAGGCTTTAATTATAATTGTGGAGTTGACAAAATAGAAATAATACCAAGCAATGGATCCACTCTCTCATATGATTGCGATCCATTTGGTAAAATAAAATCAGTGTCTGTAAATAAAGGTGGTAGATTCACTGAACTGCCACAAATTAGAATGAATACAGAGACAGGATTCAACGCAACTTTTGTTCCTGAGTTTAATATCATTCGTGATCCACAACCTATAGAACCAGTTATAACAGATGTGGTTCAGGTATTTGATCTTGTTGGTTTAAATATAAATGGATATGTTGATGGTAAACCTTACTATGGAAATGTTTACTTTGTAAATGGTGTTAAGTTTGCGGGAACATCTGAAAAATCTGGAACTAATATTCAAGTCTACAATACTAGACTTGATAGTTTACAGAAACGTGACACAGGTGCTAGAATTATTTCAGATCAAGTGGAAGAAGCACAAGTCGTGGTTGAGGAGGAACAACAAGACACTGTGGAATCTATCAGTTCTCCTTCAAGAGGAACTTATTCTACTACACCTACAAGTGCTCCATCAACACCAGCAACACCAGCAACCACTACAACACCAGCATCTGGAGGAACTTACTCTGCACCATCTACACCATCGACACCTGCACCAGCAACACCATCAACACCAGCACCACCATCATCAAGTCCACCTAGCAGTGGCGGTGGCGGTGGCTACGGAGGAGGATACTAATGTCTACTAAAAAGAATTTTTGGAGCCAAGTTTGGAGCACTATGAATGGTGCTATCAGTTTTGGTAAGTTAAGTCCGAAAGGTGATGTCACTTCGAGTGTTCACATTCAAGCACTTGATGGCAGACATTTCATGTCATTTGATGAAGATGGGCCTAGAACAGGATTTACAATATTAAATTCACCTGGCTCAACCTTTATTCATAGTGGTGAAGATTTAACTCAGGAGCAAATCGGAGTTATGATTCTTTCAAAAAATGGTGACATAAACATAAAAGCAACTAAGGGTAAGATCAAACTAGAAGCTCTTGATATTGAACTTGTTGCTAATGGTAATGCTCCACAAGGTGTAATTTGGGCAAACGCAAATGAAACCTTGAAACTTGACTCAAAAAATGTTACAATAGATGGAAAGCAGTCTTTAAAAATCATGACATCTGGTTTGTTATCAATGAGAGGAGGTTTAGGAGCTCAATTATTAACACCTTTACTAGAAGGAATCTCTCGTGCATTGACGAAGGATAAATTACCAGAACCTGCAGAAATAAACTCAAGGAGTATCTAATATGGCATTTTCATTTGACGAGATATTTGTATACGGTGGTCAAATCATCGCTAGTGCGAAAAAAATAGTTCCTAATGCTTTAGGAGTAGGATTATCTAAAATAAATCATTCCGCATACATTCAAGGCAATACACAAATTGGAAAACCAGATGCTTTCTCTGATGCTAAAGCAACTTTGATGGTTGGTAGAGAAGATACCAAAGGAACATCGAAAGCCATAGAAACTAATGGTAATGTTGATGTCAGAGGTGATAGTGGAACTCCTAATGGTCTTTATGTGACTGGTGGATCGTCTGTCAATTCACTTTTTGTAGAGGGAGATCTTTATGTAAGTGGATCAACTGACACTGGCAATAAGGGGAGACTCGCATCAAGATTTAGTTCTGCTGATGCTCGACCAAAACCATTTGACATAAAACATCCTAGTAAAAAAGGATGGAGACTTAGATATGCTTGTATTGAAGGCCCAGAGGTTGGTGTGTATTGTAGAGGAAGAGTCAGAGGAGAGAAGGTAATTAAATTACCAGACTATTGGAAGGATCTTGTTGATATTGAAAGCATATCAGTTCAATTGCAACCGATAGGGGCACATCAGGATGTGATTGTGAAGAGGTGGGATGATAGTTTCATTTACTTACAATCGCAGGGTGGATTACCTGTAAATTGTTTTTATCATATCTATGCTGCAAGGAAAGATGTGAATCCATTATACGTTGAGTATCAAGGTGAAAGTTGGAGAGACTATCCTGATCCTAACTTTAATCCTGATACTGCACCTGATCCAGACAATCCTAACTTTAATGATCCAGAGTACAGAACTAAGAGAAACACCATAACAATTTGAAGAAACTTATTTACGTTCAAGAGAGATTTTTGGATCCCTCTCTTTGTGTTCCCTTCATTGAGTTAGCAAAAAGAAATAATCAAGAGATGCCCTACGGTGATGAGAGTCGTGGTGGTGATACTTTTCTTACGACGGTGACTCATTCAAATCCAGATGAGAGCCTGACAAAAGGAATGGACATTCCAGAATCTGATGGTAATTATGGTGCTATCTATCTGGGTGGTGAAGTCGATCCAACTACGATAGAGGTTGATGATGATGAACTATTTAAAACTGTGGTTCATGGAGTAACAGATCTATGTAAAGGGTTCGATCCTGATATAGAATTAGATTATGTGGGTGTGGTTCGTTGGCCTGTAGGAACATTCATGAAACCACATTTTGATAAGAATGATGTGCATGGTGCAGACGTATTTGCTGCTATGTTGTACCTAAACAGTGATTTTGAAGGTGGATCAACGGTGTTTGAACACATGGAAGTCAAACCTGAGACAGGTAAACTGGTCATATTTTCCAATTCACAGTATCTTCATCACGTTAGCAAGGTTGACAAAGGTGAAAGATATGTGCTATCATTTTGGTATAAATATCCCAAACCCAATGACTGAAGAGTATTTGTCACGTTGTGTTGTTGACCCAATGAAGCGTAAGATCTTCCTCTATTCAAGTGAGGGTGATGAGAAGGTGGTTAGTTGTGAAACCATGGAACAGTTCATGAATCTGCTAGAGATGTGTCGTAATAACCTTGATGAAGACACCCTTGCTTACGCGAACCCACTTTAGCCAGGGAAAAATAGCTTTTAATTCCAAAAAAAGGCGGAAAAAAATTCCGCCAATTTTTTTGCCCTATTAGATTTTTTATAAATA